CTAGATCAAAATATTTCATAATATTATCACCAAGCGCAGAAGACGACAATTCTTGTCTAACAAGAGAAGATTTTCTTGTAATATTCCTTCCAAGACCTTGTGCAAATTCATCAACTATTTTGTTTTCTATGGCGCGTGTCCACATGTATTCCATATCGAAACCAAAGATATTGTAACCTGTCAAAATATCTGGGTTAAGTCGTATCATTAAATTCTTCCATTCCATCAATACCTGTTTTTCTGTTTTACATGCTATAACATCTGCATTTTCAATTTCATCACAAGAGTTCAAAGATATTATATTCTTGTAGATGATTTTTTCTGATCCGTATCTATGAACAGTTGTACCTATTTGAATAATCTGATCACCTTTAAGTGGTGGCAAAATACGAGTCAGAATATCATTCAATTTTGATTCAAGAAGATTTTGTTGTTTCAAAGTTATAGTTTTTGGTTTTTCATCTTCAGTTTCATCTACATCGTCATCAGAATCTCCTGAAATGTTGGAAATCTCATCCAAAATAGCAATCATATCTTTTGAATTTTGTTCAATTTTCGAAACATAATCTTTGAACTCTGGTTTGACTTTCGGATAAACTCTGTGAATTTTCAAGTTTTCCTCAATGATAACATCTTTTGTAAAGATATTTTCCAACCATCTAAGAATGAACTCGTTTGTAATATTATAACCCGCTTTTGCTACATTTGCGAGATCCTGAGCAACTTTTCTGTAATCTTTCTTTGCAACAGGGAAATCACCATGACTACTCGTACATTCTATGTCAAAAGATGCTATCATCATTGGTGCAATATTGTTGACGACTATAGGTGAAATATTTTTATAGTCACATACAATATTATAATCACAACGCGTGAAATAATCTGAGTTTTCTTCTTCTTCGAATTTTGAAATACTTACCCATCCACATGGTTTGATATCAAGTTCATGAATATATCTCAAGAACGGATCAATATTGCTTTCGTACATCTTAAAACCTTCATCTTTCCTTGACTCGAAATAGTATTTGTAATTATTGTAGAGAAACAATGATTTGACAGATATTTTGATAAACCGAAAATCTTTATTGTTTGTAAATCCCCAAAAATCTTTTCTTTTTACCATAGTCAAATCTTTGAAATGACTTTCGTATCCTCTTGTTGTAATTTGGCGCTGATACGATTTTCCTTGCCATGTACTAGGATATCTATCTTCCAACAATTTTGTTTTCAAAGTATTAACCTCTGATATAAACCTTTTATCAGAATAACTTTCCCATGCTTCAGGTGGTTTGATATAGAAATAAGGTTCGTACCCAAGTGTTCTTGCACTGATTGTTGCACCTTTGTCTGTTGTTCCATATATCACCATTGTATATAATTCTGCATCATCTGGTGTTTCTGGTTTCTTTTTGTTTCTGTCGCTCTCGGGAATATACCAATCTGTTATTTGAAATTGCAAATCCGTTATAGAACCAATTGGTTCTACTTCTTGTCTAGGAAAATCCATTTATATAATATATTTATTATTAATATCTTAAGTGTCATTTTTTATATTTCCTTCTTTTTTTATTTTTGTCTTTTAAGTAGAGACACTAATTGAAATATGAATATCGGCACTGAAGGAATTCTCATTTTGTCAACTATTTTACTGATTTCATATATGAGTTTTGTGACGTTATACGAAGACAATTTAACTCCAATTAAAAGTACTATTGATAACAAAGAATATATGGTACAAGATAAAGATGATGCTCAAGATGCTGCAAATTTAATTGCAGCAATACGTCAAAAACTTGTTTTATTAGTTGAACATCTTATAAAAACAACTCCAGGAGATGATCCAAGAATTATCATGTTAAAAAGTAATTTTAATCCAGAAAGTTTAAAAGAAGGTGTAGATAACTCGGGTTACACAAGTTATTCTATTAACAAGGGTGAACAAATTGTGCTTTGTTTGCGAAACAAAAATAAATTAATGGATATCAATACAATGATGTTTGTAGTTTTACACGAATTGACACATATTGTGACAGAAAGTATAGGACATCCACCTGAATTTTGGGAAAATTTTAGATGGATACTAGAAGAATCAATAAATATAGGTATTTATCAGAAAACAGATTATAGTAAAGAGAGTGTAGAATATTGTGGTATGACAATATCTTCTAGTCCTCTTGAATAGATTATCCTCTTGATATTTTTCTACTATTTTGATAAAAACACAGTGTCATATTGAATTGAGAAATATTATTTTTATCAATAGGATTGTCGTACTTATCTCTGAGTTCGAAATTCAATCTTTGTAAATTAGGTTCAATAGGGTTTAAAACATGAACATTCTGGTTATTTCTGTCAAAAGTTGCAAATATCTGATTACCAAATGTTAAAATGTCTTGTGTAGTCGTTAAAACATTATTAATATTCACAGGTATATGCTCAAAATATTTTGCAATATGTTTTTCATTTTCGTTTTGGACAACTGTGTCGTAAAACTTTGTGAATGCATTTATTAAAGGATCTGTTAAGTTTTTAATATTATTTATCTTATTATTAGCGTGAACAATTTCTTCTAGTGTTATTTCTGGTTCTGTTAAGTCATCTGTATATTCTTTGATAAGACCATCTCTCAAATTTTTAAGTTTGTCAAAATATATTTTGGCATCACTTATATTGTATGTATCACCAATTCTGTTTAATGTTGGATTAATTGCAACATGTTGAATATTACTTTCAGCAGGCGGATCACCTACTATTGTATCATAATCAGTGCCTAATGTGGTGGTTTTGCCTGTTGCTTCCACAAAAGTGTCAAGTTCCCGAACCAAATCAGATCCAAGAGTTAGTGTATCTGAAGCAAATTTCGAAACAACACAAGAATGTCTTTTAAAATCATTCAGATGAATATGAATAGGATAACTGTCTAAACCATATGTATTTTTTCCAAGTTCATTATAGTTTATTTTAAAAACGTCATTGGTTTTGATCAATGTTACTTCAGTTTTCAAAATCATTATGTAAACAACATCTCTCAATGGTTCCAAAAGATTGACATTGAATACCCATTTATCGTTACCTTGAAAATCAACAGAAGAACTATCAATATGTACAAGTGTCTTGTTTAATATCTCATCTTCCATTTCTATATACTATTGAGATGAAAATATATAAAGAGATTACACATTGGTATATCAAAGCACAACGACCATACAATGGACTTTGTTAAAAGTATGAAATGCATTGGATATAATTTGGTTTCGAACTTTTACATTATCTTGAATATGATGTTTCCATTTTATTCAACAGATATTATTAACTTACAATACAAAACAATTGAATATCTAAATGAAAGTGAGTTTTTTGATAACAATAATCGCAAAAGAAAACGTTTCTGTATGTTTACTGAAAATCTTGTAAAAAAAAATAACGACATAATTGAAAAGATACGCCAAAAAGAAGAAGAAGACAATAACATCGAAAATTATGAAAAAGTAATTTATGATAACCAAGACAAAAATGATGATTTTTCGGTAGAGGAAAATTCTGACACCGAATCACAAGATCTTTCTCAAACAGCATCAGAAAATGATGAAGAAAAATCAGATGACTCTGATGCTTCAGATGCTTCAGATGATTCAAATCATTCAAATGAATCCGAAAAAACAGGAGATACAGAAACCATTTACGAAGAATCCCTTGAGAAAAAAGAAAATTAAAAATATTTAAGTGTCTGGCGTTCTTTCCACTTTTCTTTCAAAATTGAAACAAAAGAGAGATTATTTCCATAACAATCCTTAGTAAGTATGGTATTTGGATATTGAAATTTTTTAATCAAAAAAAGTCTTTCTAAAGAGAGTAATGATTTAAACCTTGTTAAATCAAAAGAATCAATATTATTTAACAAGTTCATATATAAGAAATATATGATTGTATGTGGTGTTCCCATTATTTCCTTATTTTTTTCTTTGATCGAAAAACAATCAGTAGATGCGTCCAAAACAAAAATACGCATATTCATATTAGAATCATCTTGAATTTTTATACAATTCGATGACATTTTTGATTTTATACCATTATCTTTTAAAAATTTAGTTAAACTGTTCATTGTTTTTGTTGGTGTCATGGATAATATAGAAATATCATTTCTGTCTTCCTTCCATCTAATGTTATATTTTTGAAGCATATATGCATCTACACGAGGAATCTTATTAATTTTTAGAAACATATTGATTTGTTTGACAATGTCTAAATTGAAATATTTTTTATTTTTTCTTACATGATTTGTCATGCTTTTTGGAATAATTGATTGTAACAGTTCAAGTCTTTTTAAAATTTTCTCCCATCTATAATAAGAACTTAATGGTCTCGCTAACTCAAAATGCATATTTGAAAATAAAATAGCAAACGGAACTAATTTGTAATCATCTTCATAATATTTGTATAATTCGGATTTTTTTTCCGATTCAGAAATTTTCATCAAATTATCAAATTTTTTCTTGTCTACTTGTGTTATATCTGCAACAACAACAAAATTAACAATGACTTTAAATGTATTATCATGTAATGCCTTTCTAACTTTTATAAATTTATATTTCTTATTTTTCAAATATTGTGCCAATTCGTATGCATCTTTTTTTGCTGTTTTTGAAAAACAATCATAATCGTTTACAGTGTGTTCTTTGTAAAACCTTTTGGATTTGGGTAATAATAGATTTATTGCAAAACCTCCGTATAACAATAACTTTTTGTTTTTTATAAATTTACCAACATCATCCATGAGAGTTTGAGTATTTAAATATTGATGTTTTATGATACTGTTTTCAATATCATCAATTAATTTCTTGATAATCGTCATCAAATTTCTATACTTTGTGGATATATTAATTTAAATTATGTTTTGTTAACAAATCTCCGATTCTTACGACATTTGGATTGTTGATATCAAAATTATTGTTATCACTTCTGGTGTCATATTCTTTATTTTGTGTATCAAAAGTATCATTCGCTTTATTAAATATATCATCATCTTTGTTTACTTCTTTTATTGATGAAGATTTGACCTTATTTTGTAAAACATCTGGTGCTACTGAGACTGGTGTATTTGCGGATTCAGAAGAAGAAACAGTTGTTGGATTTTTAGGTAGTTTTGTTCTGTTAACAATATCGTGTCTTTTTATGTCATTTGCTGCAATTTTTAAATCATATAAAATGAAGTACTTGTTGAAAAGTTCTGATATACCAGATTTAGTCATCATTTTCAAATCTATCACATCTTTTTCAAAAAGAGTATAGTTTGTATGATTTAAAAGTGCTCTAAATAAATATTCATTGTTTTGTAAATATGTAAATATATCTTTTA